GATCAAAGAGATTCTGTTAGAACAGACGATGACAACCGGCGACCCTACGGGAATTCTTAAAAACGCTGGAGAGGCAACTGGTAGTTTGAGTTCTTTGGATCCTGCCTTTCTGACACCGATTATTACGGCTTTAGAAGCGCTGAGCAGTTTTGATATTAATGCATGCGATGTCGATCCATCAGAGATTTTGCCACCCGAAGTTATGGATGCTATTGGTAATAGCCAGACAGCCCTAGATGTAGTCTCAGAAACCGTACAAGATCCTAATTTTAAACTAGCCATAGAGGGTATTGTAGATAAATTGCAGAATATTAGCGCTGGGGGTACCACCCCTCAGCCAATATATCCCTCCTATCGGTTTAATCAGCAATTTTTGAAAGAATTTCAAGATTACATTATTATGGCTAGTGCGTCCTATAATGATCCTACTCTTACGATTCCATTATATTACGAGGCGACAGCACTTGGCGCCGGCGCCGAAGTTTCTTCATATCAGTCTCAACAGATGATTTATCGCTTTCCGGATATATTTGCACCAGCGATTGCAGAACCTTCTCTTGCAGGAATTTTTGGAAACATGTCTGTTACCAAAGGCGGCACTTCTATATGTCAGGAAGATCGAGTAGTCGGAGATGTCCTATATTTCCTCTTTACGGCAACCCAAGAAGACTATGATGCATACGATACGAGTGCGATGCTTCAGCCTCCTGATGAGGTTTTTAAAGATATATATCCGGAGATTTCAGAGTGGGCTTCAATACGTTTTGGTGCGACTGCTACTGCTCCCCTCGCAGATTTAACACAGGTTGCTTTAGCGGCGATGCGATTTTATCTTGATAAGTGGGCAGCCGGACAGCGTCACCGAGCACCTCACGCGGGCAACTGGCCATCGTGGGCAAACGATGAGATTATAAGTTGGACAAAACTAGTAAATGTCATTTCTTCGGCAATGATTGACTACGACAATCAGCGCGATTCTTGTGCCGATCCTTTTATTGATAGGACGGAATCCCAACTTAGAGATCTGGGATACACCGACCCAAGCATCGAAGAGGGCGGCGATCGCCGATTCCTGATGGTACAACTATTTCTTGATAGTGTTTATGGGTTTGATATTCTTAGTCTTAGAAATGGTAATTTTCTAACAATTACATATCCAAGTCAAAATGGAGGAGCGCCTCTAGAGTCACCTAATATGCTTATAGATTTTCAATCCTCGGGAGATTATATTCCCGAAGCTAGCATTACAGGCTCTTTATTAGCGGACGAATTATTATACACTTTTGAGAACACCACGGACACTACTCAAAACCCTTATACTAAAATCTTTGTCGACAGCTTTGAACCTACCGACGGTGATCCGCTCTCTGTAGAGACACGCATGCGCATAGAGAATAGACACTTTCCATATGCATACGCTATTTTGACAGACGGACTTTTTGATTATATCCGCAAGAATGGCGTCTTTGATGCTGCCACACTCCAGGCGCTCAACTTCTTTCACCTCAACAATAACTGTCCTCCATCAGAAGTGTCTGATTTGTTGGACGTCGAAGGTATTTTAGCCCAGATGCAGAAAGAGTTTTTGGAGTCGGCATGCAACGATAAAGATATTCCACTGCGTAAGAAGATCCGCAACATGATCAAGTACGGCATGTATCTTTTGTTAATCCAAGTAAGCATAGCTGAGTTTATAATTAAAAATATCTTTGTTTTTTCGGCTTTCCGTATTGATGAATTAATTGAAACCGAGTTTATAAAAATATTTATGCGACAGCAAATCGTGGCGTCTGTGTTGCGCTATCTGAAATTCGAAGGATCGCGCGAAAGCACATTGCGCATGGATTTGGTAGAGTACTTCAACATAAAAATCCAGCGAGAAGAAGTTGTAGGGAAAGGCGGAATTGAGTTCAGCGATGGCTCTATTGCCTTCCCGGACGGGTTGCAGTTTTCCGTAGTGGACGACGGAGGGTTTGTCGGATTTGATGAGATTATTGATTATCTGATAACCGAGCGCCTCGAACTTGGAAAGGTTGCCGTTAATAATGCCATCAAGAACTCATTACCAGGCAATACCCCGGGTACGCTGGATGGAGTATTTCTAAGTTCTCTTAATTGTTATAAAGTAGAGGAAGATTCCCGAGTCCATCTTTTAGAAGGCATCGACGCCTCCGAGATAAGTGATTTTGACACCTCGGATTTGGTGTTCTTAACACTCAAAGAGGTTCCACTTAGCGGAGTCGACACTCCGAATCCTAATCAATTTACCCTCACACGCAAGTGGAGAGACGAGCCTCCGAAAGAATTTGAGCTTGTCCCCGACAGCCTACCAGTTTATGAAGACTCGGATCCCATCACTCTTCCTTATCACGGCATGGGACCTACCGTGGTCGTAGATGAAAACGATCCTAATTTGATAATTTATCGTATAGCCAGGCGCTCATCTGCAGATGAATATTCAATTCTCGATGACGCGGAGCGCGCGCTTCGAAGCGGAGACTATAGACCGTATGAGACTGCAGTGGAATACCCGAGCATCGTTGCGTACAATGTAAAGCCTAAATTTGTAATATCCAGCGACCTAAATTCTCACGCGGAGGGAGGCGGCGGCGGCGGATCTGATCAGGGCTTCCGACCTGTAGATACTTCAGACTACGTGGCGTTTGATGTATACGCTAGTATTAATGCCTCGATCCCCACAGAACCTCCTCATCCAAACCAGAACGTAAGAAAAAGTTATAAGTTATGGTATTATCGTAATACAGGATCATCGCGTAATGTCTACCTGCTTCTCGATTTAGGAAGTAGAATCTTTAGTCCAGCATTGGCGGACCGCATTGCAGCGCTTTCCGGCAAAACAAAGCCGCCACGAGAAGAGCCAGATCGCTTTGGCAGCCTTAGAGATCAGGTCCATGGCGTGGGCGAAGCGATTGACAAATTGCCCCCGAATAAGAATGTGTGGGACACTGACGAGCCGCCACCGGCAGAGCGCCCGGGCGGGGTAGATCCAGCCGACATGCCCGAGGAAGACGACGAAGATACTGAACATGCCGTAGAAAATCCGGATGGCGGCAGTTCCGAGCAAGGATATAACTAAGATGGCACAAGAAGTAGTAAATTTAGAAGTTTTAGCAGCAGTGGCAGGTACCTTTCCCTTAGTGAACAGCGACGGATGGGATTACAATGGCGTGGGACACAATGTTCAAGTCAACAGTGATTCATCACAACCTTTCGGGGGCATCTCGGGACGACTCGCCAACTGGGGCGACCGGGGAGCACCAACAAATGCGCGCTGGCGCCGGACCCGATGGAAGGAGTTGCTAGAAGAAGCCAATGAGCTAATTGCGGAAGTCTGGGGAGAGTTTGAGTCTTTGTCGACAAATGTGGAAGTTCAAACAGGGATATATCCATATATTTCGGAGATGTATAACAATGGAGATTATAGTTTCGAGCGTTCCGTGATCCCATCTGGGTTTGTAAACTCGATGACCAAAGGAGAAGTCGGCGATTGGATGCACGAAAATGCTGGTCCCGGCGCCCTCTGGTATGACTTGGAGACTGTGAGTATCCGTGGCAACCTTGGGACATTGGCCTCCCTGACAACCCTTTATAACGCCTTATACCAAAATTTCTCAAACACAATCTTTCTGCCATATGAGCGGAACGCGGTTGCCGACTGGAAAACACGAGGTATTGATATAGAAATTTTAGAACAGGTTATATCTGGTGTCCGCAAAGAATTCTCTCAGCGCCAAGTACTAAGAGGGCAGGCTATATTCTTCGAAGAAGGTGGTGATATTTTTGGAACAGGGTTTACTCGCCACACTCTCACCCCGGGAGATATTGGGTTTCTTAAAAACCGACCGGCATATAAAGAGTATTTTTCTACTACTTTCAACAAGGATGCTATTACGTTTGTTCCGATATTGCAAAATTTCTATTTAACCGGAAAACATTTCAGCAATATAGACACTGCCTTCGAAAGCACCAAAGACCGGGCTTTAGATATCTTAATTACCACCATTCTTAACGATGATAACTTTGATGCATTGCCCAATTTGACACGTCCCGCGGCAGCTGCAGCTATCGCCGAAGCAACAGGCGCAGACCAGGACCCGGCTTTCAGCTCCGCGGGCAGGGATTTTCTTTTGAAGATGCTCGTTAAGACGCCTATTGATATCTTGAAGGGGCTTGTAGAACTTATTGATCCCCATGTGTCGATCTCAAAATTAATAAAAACCGGCACCGGCTATGCCTTCAATGACTTGGCTACGCAAATGGACGCTCCGGCTAAGCAAATTAATGAGAATCTTAAGGGTGAAGACCTTCTTAAGCTTGTCTTGTGCATTGTCGATCAATCTCTCGACGCAGCGGAGGGAGGCATGCCAGACCCTCCATCCGGTACCGGAGCACAAGAATTCTTTCCTCGCATCTCTATCGACGGGGTAGATTTTACAGGAACGGTTTCGGGAATGTTCATGGTACCTCCGAGCCCTCTAGGGTTAATTTATTTACTCTTGGAACTACTTAAGAGTGAAATTACAGACGCGATAGAGAATGTAGACGAAGCATCAGAGAATGCTGCTGCAGAAGCCGAGTGCGAAGACGAGGGATAATTTATGAGTTCAGGACTTTCAGTTGCATTGCCACTAACGATAGATAGTGTTTTTGGACCTTACAATTTAAACACCACTTTTGACCAACTAGCAACTCAAAATTTGAAAATGTTAGTACTAACAATTCCTGGCGAACGGATGATGGACCCTGCATTTGGCGTCGGGCTTCGACAATACCTATTTGAGTTTAACGGACAAGATACATACGCGCAAATTGCATCTGCAATTCAACAACAAGTTCAGAAGTATTTACCCTATATTCAGATCAACGATATCAAGTTTAAGATACCTGAAGATAACCCGGATCTTTATCCTCACAATCTTTCGGTTTCTATCTTTTTTACAATCGTGCCGCTTCAAATGAACACTGCGGTGCAAATTGACGTAGATAATAACTAATTAATGAGATAACAAGATGGCAAAAAAACTACAACCCATAGATTACACAAGCCGCGATTTTGACTCTATTCGCAGAGACTTAGAGAATTTCGCGAAAAGATACTACCCTGACACCTATAAAGACTTCAACAAGGCGTCCTTCGGCTCCCTCATGCTCGATACGGTTGCTTATGTTGGCGACATTCTTTCCTTTTATCTCGACTACCAGACAAACGAGAGCTTTTTAGAGACGGCTATCGAGTACAACAATGTCGTCCGCCTCGCGCGCCAAATGGGCTATAAAATGAACACGAGCCCTTCTTCGTATGGGCTCTTAACTTTTTATATACAGATCCCAGCCGACAGTGCAGTGGGTGGTCCGGACCTTCGGTATGCGCCAGTCCTGCAGGCAGGATCTACCTTTAGTTCCACAGGCGGGGGCATGTATACTCTTTTAGAAGATGTAGACTTTGCTCAGACCACAAACCAGGTAGCGGTGGGAACCGTGGTAGACCTTAGTCCCACAACTTATATCATTCGCGCCCAAGGACGAGCTATTTCGGGACGAGTGTCGTTCAAAGAGGCGGACGTCGGAGATTTCGAGCGCTTTCTACAAGTAAGCTTAGAAACTTCAAACGTAGCAGAGGTACTCTCAGTTGTAGACACCGAAGGGCACAACTATTTTGAGGTGGATCACCTCTCTCAGAATGTAATTTACAAAGCCATTCGCAATACCGATGCTGCCACGAGCAATAGCGTCAGAAACATTCTCAAGGCTGTCCCAGTCGCTCGTCGTTTTGTAGTAGAACGCAAGCAAGGAGATACCTTCTTACAGTTTGGATATGGTTCCGATTCGGAACTACTTTCGGATGCTGTCGCCAACCCCGCCTCGGTTGTGCTCGACATGAATGGGAGAGATTATATTACCGACAAAGACTTTGATCCCACACGATTGATCAGTAGCGACAAATTTGGTATTGCTCCCTCGAACACTACACTCCGTATCGGCTTCCGCGTAAATACTACTAATGATGTTAACGCGGCTGTAGGGACCATTGTAAACAATAACAATCCCCGTCTGCGCTTCAAGTCCCAAGGATCTCTTAGCCAGACGCGCCGCAACACAGTTATTGCATCGCTAGAAGTCACCAATGATGAAGCTTTTGTGGGAGATGTTTCGCTCCCCTCCTCCGATGAAGTCAAGCAGAGAGTCTTTGGATATTACGCAACCCAGAACCGAGCAGTCACAATTCAAGACTATCAGTCTATCTGCTATGCGATGCCTGCCAAGTTCGGTGCAGTAAAAAGAGCTGCTATTGTGAGAGACTTCGATGAGTTCAAGAGGAATCTTAATGTGTATGTGATATCAGAAGATACTAGCGGGAAACTCACAACTGCGAACACCACTCTGAAAAATAACTTAAGAAGCTGGCTGCTCCAATATAAAGTTATTAACGATACTATTGATATCCTAAATGCAACGATTGTTAATTTTGGTATCAATTATGTGGTGGCAATTGATAGTAGTGCTAACCGCTTCTCTACGATTAGTAAGGCGAACGTAGCCTTAAATAAATACTTGATTCGAAATCAGTATGAAATTGGAGAATCTCTTTTGATTACTGAATTTTATAAGGTATTGCAAAATGTTGATGGAATAATTGATGTAGTGGATTTGGAGATCGTTGATCGCAGTGGAGCTGGCTACTCGGACGCTAGCTTCTCTTTCAAGGAAATGCTCTCAGCTGATGGTCGCCGCATCCACGCAGATCAGAACTCGGTGTTTGAGTTAAAGTTTCCCAATGTGGACATTAAAGGATCAATTCAATAATGGCTATTTTAAGACTTACGGCCAGTGCCGACAATACAATAACAAATGCTTTTGATGCCAACCTGGTTACACGAGGTTCTGGATCTAATATGGGCTATGCCGATGCTCTAGAGGTTTTTTCGATTTACGGACAGAAAGAAGGATCCAACGGGCAGACCCAGGAACTTTCGCGAATTCTTATAAAGTTTCCGGTATCGCATCTCTCGGCATCTCGCGCAGCCGGCAACATTCCAGCTTCTGGAAGCATGTCTTTCTATTTGAAAATGTACAACGCTGAAACGCCCTGGACTCTCCCGCAAGACTTCACTTTGACGGTTGCCCCCGTATCGCAGTCGTGGACTGAGGGTGCCGGTCTAGATATGGATAACTATCAGGATCTAGGCACCTCGAACTGGATGAAAGCGGACGACAGTACTGATTGGACCCATGTGGGCGGCGATTATTTGCCCAGCAATAATTTTAATGTCTTGTTTGAACAAGGATACGAGAACCTGGAACATGACATAACAGACATCGTTGAAAACTGGATTAAGGGCTCTGGCGCCGGCGGATATGACAATCATGGCTTAGGTGTCCACCTGACATCCAGTCAAGAGGCATACTTCTCCAGCTCAGTGGGTGCTGACTCGGGTAGTGTGATTCAAAATGTCAGTGGCGCCACGCAGTCATACTATACTAAGAAATTCTTTGCGCGCTCTACAGAATTCTTTTTTAAGCGCCCTGTCATTGAAGCTCGCTGGAATTCGAGAGTGCTGGACGATCGCGAAAACTTCTACTATTCCAGCTCCCTCGCTCCGGCTGCAGACAATTTAAACAATCTTTATTTTTACAACTATATTCGAGGGCGCCTGGTGGACTATGGTGGCGACATTGGACTCACCCTATACTCCAGCTCGGCTGGGATACCGAAAGGGTCTCCAATCACAATGGCCAGCCCGGGCGGAACGGTAGCAACCGCATCTAAGGTGGCAACTGGAATTTATAGAGTGCCTGTAGCCTTAACGGCTGCGGCTACTCCACTAGCAGCCATCAATGATGTTTGGGTAGATGTTGATAGCAGCGAACAGCTGGCTACCGGATCTTTTTATCCAGAAGTGTTCCCCACCTATGACGCTGCTCCGACCTTTAGTCGAATTACATCTTGCACTAATCTGAAGAAATCATATTCTACTCAAGATACTGCCCGATTCCGGTTCTTTGTACGTGACAGAAACTGGAGTCCCACCATTTATACTGTTGCAACCGCAAACAACCCTACTGATATTATTAATAGCGCTTCGTATAGTGTGGCGCGAGTTACAGATAATCTGAATGTGGTACCTTACGGCACCGGTTCGGAGCTTAGTACTTTGTTGTCTTACGACAAAGATGGCAATTACTTTGATTTAGATATGGGGATTTTAGAGGGCGGCTACATGTATGAGATTAAATTATCCTACTATAATGATAGTATAGGATCTTGGCAGGAGCAACCCCAAACGTTTAAATTTAGAGTTGAATGATAATTAGATCATGAGCATCAAGAAATATTTTGAAGTTACTGAAAATATTAAATCTCTTTCTCAAAAGTCGGCCAATGCGATCGCTACCAAAGTTGAGTCAACAGGGTACCATCAGCAAGACATCATTGCCGAAGAGAGATTTATCCCGCGAGTTAACTATAATGACCCTGCCAATTTTGCGCGGTACGGGTCAGCTGAAGAGTATTATGCTCAATCCATAAAAAGGATTTACTCTACGTATCCCTATGATGGATCTCTTCAGGAGAGCCTACAATGGCTAAACAATTCTACATACCTAGATCTTCATCTATTTGAAAACGACTATCCACGTACAAATGGGTATGTCATTCTCTCTGCCGAAGGTTGGGGCTCCTCCCTCGGGTCGGTTGATGGGTATGGTACTCCAGAAAACGAAGAATATATCTTCTTCGCCGGCGGACCAAACGCCAACCCCCATGGTTCGACCCCCTTCACAACCCAGTTTAGCGGCTCAAATGTTTACGAACCATCAATGAATCGCGAGTCTAATCTTCAATTGGACATTGCGTCAAGGGGAGCATCTGTTGAGTTTTGGCTAAAGAAAGATGAATTTATTACCGGGCTCACCGAAAAGGAAGTTATTTTTGATGCATGGAATGGTGAACTATCTTCGTCGGCAGATTATGGTCGCCTTCGGGTTGAGATAAGCGGCACCGCCGATGGGTTGAACCCAGTCTATGTCACTCTATATTCTGGATCCACCGGGTTCACACAAAGGGTCGCGTCGCCTACTTTCACAACTTCTTCCCTCGCCGATGGCAACTGGCACCACTATGCAGTTACACTGCTAGCCCAGAGCAGCAGTGTTCTCTCTCGTTTTTATGTGGATGGGCAACTCAACCATCAACAAACAATTGTTCGCACGATGGGCGATATAAATTCTTCCGACCTCCGGGCCAATATTGGCGCCCTGGTGGCTTCCCCTTCGGGATCCTCCGCACCACCCAGCGCGGGCAAGCTTTCTGGCTCTCTGGATGAGTTCCGGTACTGGAAAACTCACCGATCATCCGAAGACATTGGGCTCTTTTGGTTCTCTCAGGTTGGTGGTGGAGTCAACACCGATCCCACGCCTTTTGTGGACACCAAAGAAACTGCTAATATTGATTTAGGAGTTTACTATAAATTTAATGAAGGGATTACTGGGGTTAGGGCTACGGACGCCACTGTACTCGACTACGCTGGTCGCCTTACTAACGGGGCATGGACAGGATACACCAGCACATCTAGAAATACTGGTTCTGCTATTGTTTTATCTCATGCTGCCATCAAGGAGTTCAAGGATCCCATCATCTATTCTTTCCACCCTGCCGTGAAGGCGCTGGAGAGTCGTATGGCTCAGTCGGGCTCTGCGTATGACGCAGGAAACAACGCTGCTATCTATAACTCGATTCCTTCTTGGATTACTGAAGAGGATACCGAAGGAGAGGGAGAGCTAAGAAAACTCACACAGATTATCTCTAGCTACTTTGACACGCTGCAGCTCCAAGTAGAAAGTCTGAACAATTTAAAAGATATTGAATATGTAAGCGGCAGCAACAAGCCACTTCCATTTGCCGAAAAACTATTAGCATCGAACGGACTGGTGGCTCCTGAGTTGTTTATTGATGCTGATATCTTAGAAAAATTGAATGATCGAAGCGAAGACAAGCTTTATGAAAAGTCTCTGGAAGATATCAAAAACACCATTTACCAAAATATCTATAACAATCTTTCTTACATTTACAAATCGAAGGGTACTGCCAAATCTTTCCGAAACTTGATTCGCTGTTTTGGGATTGGAGAGGAACTCGTTCGCATCAATATGTACGCGGACAATGTAGAATACGAATTACGAAACAACAGAACCGAAGTCATAACAGCCGATAAGTTTGTTAACTTTAATACTGAGCGCAACCAATATGCCGCGGTCTATAACTACCCTGATCCTTCAAACGCCAATGCTGTAGGATTTATTACTTCTTCTACAGCGCTGACTGCCGGTTATGCTCTGACGTTAGAGTCAGAGGTTGTGCTCCCCCTCAAGCCTGACCAGGCTGCCGAATATTATTTTGATACAAATGCAATAAGTTCGTCGGTTTTCGGTGTACACGGTGCGACCGATAATCCCACCGACACTGTGTGGAGCGCAGACGACGCTGTTAACTTCCAGGTGTACACGGTACGGGATGAATTACAATCTAATAATGCGCGCTTTATATTAACGAGCAGCACCGGCGGACATATCCCCCTGCTAAGCTCGGAATTGTTTGAAGATATTTACAATAATACTCGATGGAATCTAGCAGTCAGGATTAAGCCAGAGAAATACCCCCTAGAGAGTTTTGCTGCCGGCGCTGATAGTGGCAACTATATTGTGGAGCTGCACGGCTGTCAAGCCGAAGCCGGAGAGATATTACAAGAGTTTACGGTTTCTGGTACGATTACATCACCGCCCGATGCCTTTATGACAGGTAGCCGACGAGTATACGTTGGCGCCCACAGAACTAACATAACAGGCGGATTGCTGCAGACCTCCGATGTAAAGGTGAATTCATGCCGCTATTGGTTAGATTATGTAGAAGATGAAGCTCTCCGCGGACACGTCCTCGACACTGAGAACTTTGGCGCCATGCAGCCCCATCTCTACGCATATCAGTTTGACCCCGAAGCGACCTTTGGCGACATTACCAAAATGGATACGTTGGTTTTCAATTGGGAGTTCTTAACAAATACGGGATC